TACTAATACAGCTCCATTTATACTCACAGCTCCGGCTACCGCTGGAGGAAATGTTTTTTGGAAATGGCAAAGAGATGGGGTTGATTTCGCTTTTACAACAAGTGTAACAGAAACTGGAGTAGGAGACCGTACATTTAATGCGGTATACCAAGCACCCCCTCCTCCTCCAAGCGGACAAACGAGAAGAGTTGTTGTTTCATCTAACGACCCTACTGCTACATTTACCGCAAGCGTTCCTGACAATAATGGAATTAGTTCTGGTACTATAGGTTCTCAAACCTTATTGTATCCAGATGGTACTACGGTTACATTCACGTTCTCCGCGACCTCTACCCCTGCTGGTAATACGTACACAGGTACGCTTATATACCCTCCTTCAATGATCCCTTATGTCGATCCATTGGGAGCCGTGACAATAACTGTTACTGGGGGGACATGGTTATTATCCGCTGGATACAATACGACGTTTGGAGCAAATATATATACTGGATGGCCAGCTTGTGATTTAACTTCTACGTCTACTATATTAGCTTATCCAGGAGGTACTGGGGTGGTAGCTCCTTTCTCATTTGACTGGCAAGTAAATGGTGGCGGCCCTACCCTTTATACGGCATTCAACTTCTCTGGAACTCCTGGAAGTTATCAGGTTACAGTTACGGATTCTTCGGGAGTGCCACAAGTAAAAACATTTACAAACCTTATCATTGGACTTCTTGATCCGCTCATTCCTAATGCCACTATTCTTGATGCTAAGTGCATAAATGGATTAGGATCTATATCTCTTGCTCCGACAGGTGGTCTTGATGATGGACAGTATGGTTATTCATGGAGCAATGGAAGTAATCAAAGTGCTATTACAGATGTCCAAGGAACGTACTCTGTAACTATATTCAATTCCGACCCCACTGTATGTCCTTCTGTCTTCTCGTACACAATAGGAACTCCTGGAGCTATATCTGTTATAGACACTTCGAACAATCCAAGCTGTCCTAATGTTAGCGATGGGGTAATAAGTTTAAGTATATCAGGTGGAACAAGTCCTATAAACATATATTGGGAGAAAGATGGGATAGCTTTGCCTTTCTCATCTCCTTCATTAACAGGTCTTGGCGCCGGATCGTATTTCTATTCTGTAACAGACGCTTTAGGTTGTCAGGTTACTGGACTTGTAACTCTATTCACAGACCCTCCTATATTATTCACGGCTACAGGTACTGATTGTACAACTCAAACATCTAATGACGGAAAGATAGAGTTCACTTCTATTTCAGGTGGTGCTGCTCCGTATGATTACTCTATAGATGGAGGCTCTACATTTTCTACAAACACATTGTTCGAGAACCTATCTCCCGGTTCGTATTCTTGTGTTATAAGAGATGACAATGGTTGCTTGAGTTCATTTAGAAATCTGTTTATTAGTACGCCATTTGGTCCTGGCGGTGGAGGTGGCGGCGGAGGAACTACCAACCCTCCTTCATCAGATGGAGATGATCAGCAGGAAGCTATAACTTCAAGAGTTAGTGGACTGATGTGTTGTCTTGGTAAAAAGATAGCTAATGTATTTAAGGCATATAGTATGGGTCATAATAACATAGAGTGTTTACTCACTCCTGTATTGACCATGAACTCTATGATGAAAACAGTTAGAACATGGTATCCATTATGGTACAGTTTTAATGGTTCTAAGGGTTATGTTATACTAAATGGATTTGATTCTCTTGATAATAACAAGATACTAACTGTATCTTTTGCAAGTTCAGTTTTATTTACATACACTCCTTTTGCCGGAGCTACCGAGACTCAAATAATGACAGCTGTAGGGCAATTGTTTGAGGCCGAAGGATTTACATATCAGATTGACGGAAGTAATCTTTGGGTATACTGTCCTGAAAATGAATACTATAATGGGCTTCCTGTGACTATGGTTACGACTCCGTTATTAGGCAACCCTAATCCAGTAAAAGGCCCAGTAGTTTTAACTACAAATGGATTTATGTTTGCGAAAGATATTTGTTATGCTCAAAATATCTTAACTTCGTGGTGTATATCCGAAGAACAAGCTTCCGATATGTTAAATCAAATCAAATGCAATTGCAATGGCTGATTACTTAACAGTGCTCCGTAGAGATATCGAACAGTTCAGTAAAGGAAACTGGGCTGTAGATAACGATAAGCTTCTCATGTATCTTGAGGAGCTTAACGCTAATGCTGGCGGAGGCGGTGGTGGCGGTGGAGTTCCATATATTGGTGCTACGCAAAATGTAGACCTTGGGAACTACGGTCTATTCACAGACTTTGTTAATTTTAACACTGCTCCTGTGGCTGCACCTGGCGCGGGGCAGATCGCATACAATCCAAACACAGGAGCCCTGGCCTATAATATGGACAATAGGGCTGTCCAGTGTGAAATTGGGCAACAGCTATTTGCCTATGTTACAAACGATGAGGCGGTACAAATAAATAAAGGTCAGGTAGTATATCTTTATCAGGCATCTGGAGATAGAGCGAGCGTAAAGCTGGCTTACAATACCAGTGACGCTACATCTGCTAAGACATTTGGGTTAGCGGCGGAGAATATAGCGGCGGGTCAGACAGGATTTATTATTTGTCAAGGTGTACTTGATAAGCTAAACACAGGAATGTACAGCCCTGGAGATTCATTATATCTTGGCACTACGCCAGGATCTTATGTGACTACCAAGCCTTCAGCGTCGGACACACCACCGCAGCACCTTGTTTATATTGGAACTGTAGAGAGAGCAAACAACGGCAACGGTCAGATCTATGTAAGGATTCAGAACGGGTATGAGCTTAATGAGATACATGATGTAGCTATTAGCAGTCCAAATAATGGAGATGTATTAACTTACGACAATACTGTAACGCCTCCGCTTTGGAGAAACTCAGCTCCCGTAAATGATATAATAACAAATTCAAACGGTAATCTTGTTGACAGCACGCTTGATTCTGTTGATTATACTGGAGCTACTAAGGTTGAATCACTTGGAGCCGGGTCGATAAAAGTATCTTCTAATTATGCTAATCCGTACTATCAACAGATTAGCGGAAGTTATTATTATAATGTTTTTGTTTCTGGGTCTAATGTAGCAAACCCCAATATTACTTATTCTGGGAATAGATATGGTGGATATTTTTTTATTATATATATAGATTACCCTGTAACAATTTCTGAGTTTATAATAAGTACACAGGGCGGGGTTTTTCCAATTAACTTTTCATTATCTATTTATAGTGTAACAAGTTTCTCGCGATCTATTAACCCTCCTTTTTATAATGGCAATATAGTTCCAGGGTCATCTGCTTCAAAAACAGCTACCTCAACTGGTCTTATAAATTTTATTTTTTCTTCACCATTATCATTAAATCCAGGAGTATATTGTGTTGGTGTTGCTGCTGATAACAATAACGTCTCTCCATCGTGTTCTCTTATTGGTCATAATGTTAATAGTATTTCACCTCCAACTTCAAGTGATTTTTTGATTAATAACAATAATAGTATTACAAACTGCTATGTTTATTCAAAAACAACTCCAATCGTATTAGGATCTACGTTAGCAACAAGTTCGCTGAATACATCTGCGCAAGGTTCAGTTACACAAATTCCTTTCTCAGCATATAAAATAGCATAAAATGTCAGTATACGTAACAAACAACGATAGAATACCGGAAAGCACAACCGTAGCTGACATCTTAGATAGAACAACATATTCTGTCCTATCTACCGGGTATCAATATAGACTAACAGATGTTGATGCAAATTGGCAGGTAATAGTTACAGCCAACTCTACTAATACACTTGAGCCAAGTGGTATTGGTATTCACAGCAGTGGGTTAATTGTTGACGTCCATTACGATTTATCTTCAAACGAGATCATTAGAGTCTATGATTCAAAGTATAATAATACTGTAGAAGGATGGACTAATATATCCGAGTTCTTATGGAACGACGCGAATTGTTATAACAACCAAATTCTAAATAACTCTTCTGTATCGTTCCAGAATATAACGCTTACTCGGTTTAGCGATAATTATATATCTGCTTCTACTGTCACCAATAGTGGAACAGCAAGCACTATTGATATCATAGCTAACAATAAGGTAAACTTTTCAACTATTACTTTTACTGGCGCTGATTATGATGAGCTTACTGATAACTATATAAGTTTGTCTACGGTTACAGTGTTGGGAGGAGACTCGTTAAAGCTATTAAAAACAAATACAATAAGTAATAGTATATTATCTATAGAGAACTCAACAGAAATTATAGGCTGTTCTATAGACGGTATGTCTACTTCTAATATGAACACTGGACATTCGTATAGCTATTGTGTTTACATAAAAAACAACTTCAGTAATTTTCACGCCGACTATGACTTCTCTGATACCGCTCAATACGATCCATTAACATTTGTTTGGACGGTAGATCCTTTACATAAGAATTGGGTAGGAAGATTTAGAATAACAAACAATCAGGTAGGCGACGAGATAAGATATATAGATAACTGCCCAGATTATCATGTGTTCACAGTAGTCCAGAGATCTGGGAATGATCTTGTGATAACTACAGGGTTTGACATGTCACTCCCTATGGCATATCCATCTCCATTCGCTTTAATAAACAATGATGTTGATTTTATAGAACTAAGCAAGATACCTACTCCAAAGGGATTAGGAAGCGGGATCGCGTATGCAACTAACTACGGATTGTACTAATGATAAGGCCAAAGGGTCATAACTAAAAAAACTAAACACATGAAGAATTTATTAGTTTTAATTAGTGTCCTATTGTTATTCTCTTGTCAAAAGGAAGAAGTCGTAAGCAATCAACCATTGGCTAAACGTAGACCTACTGGTGGTACTACGGTTAATTGTGGCGTTACATCTACGGATAGTTCTGTTACTTATCCATCAGTAGTATTATCTAACGTACAGACGTACCATAGAACAGCTATGATAAATGATCCTTCTTTTGGTCCACAGGCTCATGATGTTAGTGGGATTAGTTTCGATGCTGTTTCGATCCCTGGTAAAACAGTAACTTGTTATTTGTTACTTGCTGGTCCTTGCAATGGAAGACCTGATTGCGGCATTAGAAATGGAATTAGATTAGCTCAGGTGACATATTGTGGAACGCAATCTCCAATTGAATTACTGTTTGGTCTTAGCTGGTTGAATCCTGCTGTGACTTATACTGGAGTGATACAGGTGGGAACCTCAGACGGTTGTTCTTATTTGTCCCAGCCTTTCACGTTTACTGGGCCTCAGTTCTAATATGGTAAAATATCTTCTTTCGATAGTTGTTATACTGTCGCTTTGGTCTTGTGAAAAAGAAGAAACATATTCAACAGGGTCTACCGCGAGATTAGGCAGACCGTTGTCTATTGTAAATAAACCTGGGATCAATAGCTGGTATAATAATACTCTTGACGACAGTTTGGCGGTCGGTCTTTCACAAGCTAAGAAAGATGTAGACTGGATGGATGCCAATAGGTTCGGGCCGGAAGCTCAATACGCTATACTGTACATACCATCAAGCCTGATCAGAAGCTCTAACTTCCCGTTGTTAGCTTCGTATGCTTACAGTAAGAACGTAAGGTTTGGTGTGGCGTATAGTTCCACCTCAAAGATAGATGATATTGTAAGCTATAATTTAGGTAAGCCTGTAGATCAGAAGATATGGATTGCTGTGTCAGAGATCGAGCCTTACAACACGGGGGATTACGCAGGCATGACCACTGTGCTAACCTACGCCTACCCAAGATTGAAGGCTAACGGTATTACAAACATAGTTTATATGGGCTGGCCTACAGCTTCTTATTGGAATACTATTATAGCTAATAGCGACCAGATAAACCTGCATGCTTACAAGGCATCTTCAGGTATGACACCATCTGGATTATGGTCCTATACAAGAGGTCGTCTTGGTGAGATAGCAACTTCTGCTGCTGCTCTCAATAAGATTGTACCCATCAATATAATTTACAGCTGCGAACCTGCATTTGCGTACACCTACTTCCAGTCCCACAGATGGGAAGATGCACACCTGATGTTCATGGACCAGTTTAATACTTACGCTACTACACAAATGAAACAGAATCTGACGGTGAATAACTTCTCAGTATTCGTAACCAGATATGGAAAAGAAATTAAATAAGAAAGGATAGAATGTGGATACCGGAACCGTTTACCAAACCCTCCTCGTTATTTTGCTTAGTGCTATCGGTTATTTTCTTCGGGGTATTATGTCGTCTTTCAAGAGACTTGAGACGGACTTCGGAAGGTTTAGGGAAGAGTATGCGGGACACCGTGCAGAATTTCTTGACACACAAAGAAGATTAGATAGGATTGAGAAAAGACTCGACGAGCAAAGTGATGATATAAGAGACCTTATGATTAACTCAAACCGTTGAATAACAGCGAGTTGCTGTATAGGTATTATGTTAGAATGCGATACAGCACCTGGGAAAAGCAAAGGCTTTTATTAGAAAAATCCAAGTCAAAAAAAGTTGTAGTTAAAAAACAAAGTTCTATCTTTGTAGCCAAATCAAAATCAAAACCTATGTTAAATTTCAAACTTCCAAAAGTAACGGTATCATCTCTGGTAGGTCTTGTCGTTGCATTGTTATCCTTGAATGGAAACATCATCGGCCTTAATGATTACGCAGTAGCTGCGATCATCTTCGGCGTAACCAGTGCTGCTTCATGGTTCTGGCCAAGTGATACGGCTAATGCCTCTCTGCGCCCGGTGGTTACTGGTGTAAGCATCCTGTCCTTTATTGGGGCTTTGGCTGGCTATTTCTTGGATAAGCCTGTTATTGGCGAAGACGGAACACTGCACTACGTGGTCCCGGTCACGGTCCTTCAGGCCCTTGTGACCTCTACTACGATTATTCTGCGTAGCATGCAAGCTAAAGAGTCTAATTAAAGAATGTTGTTTAGTTGGTTATCAACAAAGGGCCGGTATAATTACCGGTCTTTTGTTTTTATATGTTTGTTTTTAACAATAAATTGCCGTTATTTGCAAGCAGAACAAAAGGTCAGCCTGGTAAGGAACACATCTTACTTCAGATATTCTCAGCCCCAAAGGACCCATATTGATCTGACAAAGAACCTGAGTATAGGGCCATCATATATAAGGATGAACACAGAGCCTCACAATACTTTATTCCTAACCAGCCCATATTACATAGGGCCATACAGGTTTGAGGCTATCCCCACGATACGTATAACAATTAGATTCTGATATGAATAAACCATTCACAAAAGAGGAGATTAAATCTCTACCAGACAACTGGTTTACCCCAAGCGGTACAGAGCCAAACAGAAAGCAACGGAGATCCATGAACCGTTCTATTAGAAAAAGTCAGTTCAATAAAAACGTAACACGATGGCAGTTCGAAAGAAACAAAAACGGAAGAGCAAAGTGGATAGCCCACTTCGACGTAAATTTCAGAGCTATGACCTCTCTATTATCTACTCAATTGACGACAGCTCCTACATCGGAACCACAAGAATGATAGCTGACGGAGGGATCTTTACTTCTGAGGACTCAGGCTTTTACATGTGGGTCACAAGTACAAGACCTCCTGAAGAATGGATCTCAAGTTACACACACTCAGAGATATGACAGAAGCAGAAAAATATAAGAGACTATTTGCCAGATACGGCAACCCTGTTCAATACACTAAAGCTTTCGAAGCACAGTGGATGGAGAGATGGCCTGTGCCAATGTGGGTTGACACACACATCCCGGCGCTTCCAAACAAGATGTATATCAATAAAGATATTATCGACGTGTTTGATAAGACTATGAATGCGTTGATAGAGACTGGTCTTTACAAAGAGATCAATACGTATGACGGCTGCTTTAATCCAAGGTACATAAGAGGAAGTAAGACAAAGCTATCCATACACTCCTGGGGGTTGGCAATAGATTTTAACGCAGGACACAATCCGCTTGGGCACACAAGAGAAATGGCTGAAGCTAAAGGTCTGGAGCCGTTTACTATAGACTTTATAAATGTATTCAGAAACCTTGGATGGACCTGCGGAGCGGACTTCAAACGCTCTGACTTAATGCACTTCGAGTACACAAAACACCTATGAATAAAGACATCATTAAACGTATGAGAGAAGAGTATAACCACATGTTATCTCTTGCAATGTTTGAATCGCATCTGATCGGTAGGTTCCGAAGACAAAGATATAAAAGCGGAGCCGAAAGAAAAAGATTGCAAGCACAGATCGAGAAGCATGATATAGCCTTGCAAAAACTAAGAGATCTTGATCAGACGATCAACGAGGCTGCAACTCTTATAATGGAATACAATGAGTACAACAAGTTCGGTTCTGGCTCCTCTAATAGAGGTGGTCAACGTATTAGTAGATCGTTTGGTAACAAACAAAAACAAAGCACAGGAGATCAAGAACAAGATCACCGAGCTTCAAGCTAATGGTGAGTTAGATAGATTGGCCGGACAGCTGGCTATAAATAAACTGGAGGCACAGTCGCCATCGGTATTCGTAGCAGGTTGGAGGCCATTTATTGGATGGGTTTGTGGGGCAGCGTTAGCCTATCAGTATTTAGTTAGACCTATAATTATATACGTGTCTTCATTAAAAGGATTAGATCCAACGCATATTCCTCCCGGATTAGATAACAACCTATGGGAACTTATGTTTGGTATGTTAGGTTTAGGTACACTTAGAACATTTGAAAAAGTAAAAGGAACAGCATGAGACAAGAAAAATTCAAGAGATTATTCTTTGATATTGAGACAAGTCCAAACTTAGTTTTCTCTTGGAATGTAGGATATGATATCAAGATCAACCATGATAACATTGTAAAGGAACGAGCTATAATCTGCATTTGCTACAAGTACGAGGGTGACGCTAAGATTCATAGTCTTACCTGGGACAACGGCGATGATAAAGAAATGCTTAAGAAGTTCGCAAGCGTTATGGATTCTGCCGACGAGGTGATCGGTCACAACTCAGATAGGTTTGATATTAAATGGGTCAGAACAAGATGTATCTTTCACGGGATACAGATTAACCACTCCATTAAAAGTATCGACACGCTAAAGGAAAGTCGTGGCAAGTTCAAGTTCAACTCCAATAAACTTGATTATATTGGCAAGTACCTTGGTGTAGGACAGAAGATTGATACAGGTGGGTTTGATTTATGGAAGTCTATAGTCCTTGACAACGACAAGAAGTCATTGAAGAAGATGGTAGATTACTGTAAGCAGGATGTAAACTTGTTGGAAAAGGTTTACCAGAAATTAAATCCTTATATTCCACATAAGACGAATGCTGCGGTTATGTTTGACCGAGATAGCACCGACTGTCCTGAATGCCTAAGCGATAGAACTACAGTTAACAAGTATCGTATCAGCGCAGCAGGAATGAGACAGGTTACCTTGCAATGCCAATCATGTGGAAAGTATTTCTCCATGTCTCAGTCAAAATATGACAAAGCTATTGTTAGTCGGATTGTTAAGGATGTGAATAATAAATTTCCGAAATGATTTGTTTTTTCGTTTAAGGTATTTATCTTTGCCGCATGAGAACATTAGATGAAACCTTAACGATGATAGAGGAGATAGAATACTCCTTGTCTATTAGTACCAAAGGTATGCCTCCGGCTATCCTTACTGAAATTCTTTCTGACCGATTAGCTTTATTAGCTATGGCGCCAGAGATCATGGAGTTTGCTTCATGGTATCACTCAAAGGGTAGGGAGGATGTATTCCAAGAGATCATGGCCAACCCTGAAATCAGAAAAGAAAAGGCCGACAACGTAAAGCTGTTTGTCACTGGAAGACTGGCCGAGCGAGATGCGTTCTATGAGAGAGCTAATCAGCTAATACGATCTTTGGAGAAGAACATTGAAGGGGTAAGAACAATTATATCATTAGAAAAAGAATCACTAAGACTTGACAAATGACAGACATGGTTAACTCACCTTCGCACTATAATAGCTATAGCGTGGAGACGATTGATATGATGGAGAAAATATGGGGCGTTGAACACTTGATTATATTCTGCGAGATCAACGCCTTCAAGTACCGTATGCGTATTGGATTGAAGAACGAGGACGAGGCGGAACAGGACTTCCGTAAGGAGCAATGGTATATCCGAAAGGCCAACGAGCTTCGTTTGAAATACCAGCGATCACTTGGACTTAACCCAGAATACAATGGACAGAACTAATGATACTTGCAAAAGCTGCAAACTTTATTTAACTTTGTCTCATGGAAAAGAGATTCAAGAAGGTCGTCGTCAACCCCGAAACCGGAAGAAAAAAAACAGTAAAGTATGGACAAGCTGGCCAAGCCAAAGGTGGTGGGGACAGGATTCGTCCGGGGACAAAGAAGGGTGACGCCTATTGCGCTCGTTCATTAAAAATCAAAGGTGATTGGAAGAAGAATCCAAACAGTCCTAATAGTCTTTCCCGTAAGAAATGGAAATGCCGGGGTTCCAAATCAGTTAAATAATCTAAACTTAAACACAATGCCAACAAAACCAAAAAAACAAGGAGTAGCTAAGGTTATTAGCTCCATCCGAAAAGGTCGGGCCGACATTAAGATGGCTCAAGCTGAAAAAATCAAGGCTCGCAAAGCTGGCACGGCTGATGTAAACATGGTCAAGACCGAGAAGATTGCTATGCGTAAAGCTGGACGTGCTGATATGAAGCGTGCTCAGGCTGAAAAGATCAAAGCTCGTAACGAAAGCCGCGCTACATTGAAGATGGCTAAGGCTGAAGGTCGCGCCAAAGTGATTAAAGCTGCCGCATCTGTAACAAGAAGAGAGAAGGCTGGAAAAAGAAAATAATAAATGAAGGACTCCTGCTACAAGAAAGTTAAAGCTAAGTACAAAGTATTTCCCTCAGCCCGTGCATCACAAGCTATCGCCAAGTGCCGTAAAGAATCCGGCACAGTTAGAAAAGGCCAAGCTGGAAGCAACCTAAAAAGATGGGAGAAAGAGAAGTGGAAAGATACACGCACTGGCAAGGCTTGCGGAGCAGGTGGTTCTAATGAGTACTGTAGACCTACCAAAAAGGTCTCGTCAAAAACACCTAAGACACGATCCGAGATGAGCTCCTCTGCTCTTCAACGCAAGAAGGCAGAGAAAGCTCGGGTCGGTATGGGAAGAAGAGTATCAAAAGCATAAGTTAATCAAATTCAAAAAAGCAAAACATGAGTAATTGGAAAGAAAAAATGAAGAGCATCGGTAAGAGTTCTTCACCTAAGATTGAAATCGCACGTCGCTTGACGGTAAAGATGAACAACGCACTTCCTATGTTTGTCGAGTATGACAAGGAGGCAAAAGAAAACAAGTACACTGCTGAGATTTTAGAAGGCGTGTTGCTTGGCAACTGTATGATCATGGAAGCGTTCAGTGATACGCTTGGTCGAAACGGAGGTACATATCGTTCGGATTACTTCTTTAAGAAGGATCGCGTAACGCTTTATGGTAACGGAGAGAAAGTGGTTTCTGGTACAGCTGACGAGGTTGATGCTTGGGTTGCCAAGAACACTTCAGAGAAAGGCGCAAAGAAACGTATGGTTCTTTTTATCTTGACATCAGGAGGTATCGTAGCTTTGACCACCAACATGACGCTTGGTATTGATATGGTAAACGGTATCGGTGAAAAAGCTCAGAGCAATTTCGTTATTGTAACACCGAAGGTTTTCTCTCACGATGATAAGTCTATTGGTCGCAAGGCTAAGGAAGTTCTTGGCAAGCTTGCCGCAAAGAATCCACCTGCGTATGCCGGGTTAACTGTTGGCGGAGAGATCTCTGATTCGTTTGCTAACGCTGTTGATTTGGGTGGAGTGATTGATCAGTTTGTTGACTGGAAGAACTACAAGATGTCAGCAAGAGTAAGCACCGAGAATGATTCAGAAACCCCGACCCCTACTGTGGTTGAGGACACTAACGACCTGCCATTCTAATATGTATTTATCATCCACCACTGAGAAGCTTCAGGCTATACTTGACACAGCTCCGGCAACTGACGAGGCTACTATTATCGTTTCGTATCAAGACATTTCAATTACTGGAGTAGTAAAAGGAAAGTTTAGCGTACAGATTAACACCAACGGTAATACCACCGTTGATATATTAAGTTCGCCAGCTGCCAATACTGTCAGGGAGATTATGTCTATAAACATACTGAACGAAGACACTTCGCCTATTGATATAAGGGTGTACAAAACCGTAGGCATAGTTCCATACATGTTCTACAAGGCAACTATGCAACCTAAAGAGGTAGCTTGTTACACGTTTGAGAACGGATGGAGCACATCTTACTCCTCTGGTACAGGTAGCGGAGTTACAAATGTGATAGGTATATCTCCTATAGCTTCCAGTGGTGGAACTTCACCTGTATTAACCATTCAAGATGCTGTTGCTGACGGCGCCACCAAAGGTGCAGCTACATTTACTGCGTCGGATTTCAACTCAACTTCAGGCTTAGTCAGTATAGATTATACCAATGGACAAGCTGCATCAGCGAGCACGAAAGGTTTCTTAACATCAGCGGACTGGAGTACATTCAATGCTAAACAAAACGCATTAACACTAACCACAACAGGGTCAAGTGGTGCAGCTACGCTCGTAGGCAGCACATTGAATATCCCTCAGTACAGCGGGGGAAGTGGGGCGGATTCCGTCAACTGGACGCACACACAGGCATTGCCGTCTATCGGATCTGCGATTAAAGCGGAACCTGTTTATGCGACACTTGCTTCTTTCAGTACAGCTTCAGCAATTGTCCCTACAAATGGAAGGTTATCTTTATTAGCGGTATGGTTGCCAAAGGATACGGTATTAACTGGAGTGAAATGGATTCAGACTGTGGTGGGAGTTTATGTTGCAAGTAACTATAATGGAGTAGGATTGTACACACTGTCGTCCGGAACATTTACAAGAGTTGCTTCTTCAGCTAATGATGGTGGGACTTGGTCAGCAGCTGGAGCTAATATGTTAAAGCAGAAATCGTTTAGTTCTACTTATAATGCTACTGCTGGGCTTTATTATGTAGCGATGTTATATTCAGCATCTTCTGTAACAACAGGCCCTTCTATTATATCTATTCCTAACACTCCTTACAATCAGTACACGTTAGACAATTCGAACGGCGTATATCTTTCTATGTTCTCGAATAGCCAGACTACTATGCCAGCAACATTGACAATACCGGGATCATTTCTTCAATCAAGCATTCCTTACTTAGCACTATACTAACATGACTACATATATCAAAATAAAACCTATTAGAGTTGGAGAGCTACAAGAGAAAGAAGCTAACGCCATTACTTGGTATGTTCCGAACGTGCAACGGAATGCTGACTCGGCTTTCGCTGTATGCTCACTGGTAAACATAATTGACAGCGACAACTCCTCGTTCGTTAGTTCTTTTCAAGTAGAAATAGATAACGCAACTCTTCAAGCATGGGGATCAGACGATACGGTTATAGACAATGTTGTCCTTGCTTATTCACCTTTGTTCGAGTTAGAGTAAGCATGCGTTTCACATCCCCTGTCGTAATAGACAACGTATCCGGACTTGTAGCTCAGTAGGTTAGAGCAACAGACTCATAATCTGTGGGTCCCTGGTTCGATCCCAGGCAGGTCCACATGCACCCGTAGCTCAGTTGGATAGAGCATCTGCCTTCTAAGCAGACGGCCATTGGTTCGAATCCAATCGGGTGTGCGGAGAATAAGCGGACTAATCTCCGCAAAATATTTTTCAGCAAGTGTTGCGTAAATCAAATTGTTTATTACCTTTGCAAAAAAAAGAACTATGAAACCAATGGAATGGGAGTTTGCAAAAGTATGGAACGACTCACTGTTAAAGGAACACAGTCGTCCAATTGAACCAAGAGATTATATCTGGGCTTCAGAGATCGGAGGTTCTTATGCCGATAGGTATTTAAGAATGACTGGCATTGCGCCAACCAATCCTCCTAATAACAGATCGTTAAGAAAGTTTCAAGCAGGTAATATTTGGGAGTTTGTAATTCAGTTTGTTTTGACTCGTGCGGGGATCTTGATCTCAAGACAGCAGCACTTAAAGTTTCAATACGATGGCCTCTTGGCTGTAACTGGTAGACCCGATTTCATGGTGGGTGGTGTGCCTAATATAGACAAAGCGAAGGAGGATATCATGGCAATGGGGTTGCCGGGTATGATGCACTCAGCTTCCATGGCTATCGTTGAGAAGCTTGAAGGGATGCACAAGGTCGAACTAAAAGAGATCTTTCTTGAGATCAAGTCCTCTTCTGAGATGATGTGGCCTAAGTATGAGATCGGTGGGGCTGATGCCAGACACAAGGCGCAGATCTTTCACTACCTTAAATCTACAGGCATGGATGAGGGGCACGTGGTTTACATTAACAAAGACAACTGCCTATTGCTTGAGTATCCTGTGTACAACCCAGGTCCGGATGAGAAGTTCTATAAGGACGACATAGAGGCGATGACACAGATTTATAAGGAAGGTAAGTATCCTAAAGAGGAGGACGTAATCTTCGAACCTGTGACTTGCAGGTTCAGAACCAACTGGAAGGTAGAGTATTCGAGCTATCTAACCATGTTGTATGGTCACGAATCACCTGAGAACTACAGGTTTAAATATAAGAAGTTAGTTGATGGGATGAACCGTGTGATGAAGAGATGTATCAACGGAGATAAGATGACTAAAGCGAATCTTGAAATCATATCCGACGCAAAGCGACTGTTCCCTAATTGGGATGAGATCGTGGATATGGCAACGGTAACAGGAGTAAATCTTGAAGAGGAAACCGAAGAGCAAGAGTGATAATCTTGCTAAATTAACAGAAGAGTTAGACAGAGTATTCAGTAGGTATATAAGACTGAGCCATGCCAACGAAAAAGGTTACGCAATGTGTGTTACTTGCAACAAGGTCAGCCACTGGAAAGATCTGCACTGTGGTCACTTCGTTTCGAGAAGGCACAAGTCCACAAGATGGGACGAGAAAAACGTCGGACCGCAATGCCCAGGATGTAACATCTATAATCAGGGTGCAGGACCAGCGTTCGCCTCCTACTTAATGAGGAAGTACGGGCATACGATTGTGGACCTATTGTTACAGAAGAGTCATCAGGTATGCCGGATGAGTAAATTTGAATACGAGTTATTGATAAACGAATATAAAACTAAACTACAAAAATATGATACCGTTAACCAAAGAAGAGAAGAAGAGAATCCCGTTCGTGTTGAACTTGATCAAAAAAAACGAAGGGTATATAACCGGAAAGAAGATCTGTAAGATTGTTAACACCGAGCGTCCAATGGATGGGACTAAGATGACAGATGCTCGTCTACGCAAGATGTTACACTACGCAAGGATGTCCGACAAAGGCAAGAAGAAAGTTATTGTGGCCTCAAGTTTTGGATATAAATATACGTCGGACAAGTCGGAGATATCTTCTTATGTATTATCTTTGCTTGAAAGAGCTGATAAAATCATGGATCTGGCTAAAAAAGTTAAGTCATGCCTCTAAATAAAAAGCGAGCCAAGAAGATATACGGTTTTAAGAATGAGGAGTTTGTGGATTGCAAGTTCTCAGACGAGTGGTCAGACATGTTGGGTATATGCCGTTCATCTGTAGCTGATTACGCACGCAGACGCAAGCCGTATAAGGAGTGGTTCTTCTCTTATGAGAATAGCTATGAGCCAAAGAAAGTATACGAAACATTCTAATAGATGAAAGATGAAAAGGAAAACAGTCGAACCACCGTGGGAGAAACTCAAGCACGGGTACATGACGGATCCAGAGTTCAGCATGACGATGGAAGCGTTCATGGAGATGCGAGACAAGATCAGAAAACCAATGACAGAGTACGCCGTCTATCTATTGATCCGCGATCTGGAAGGATTGTATGGCGAGGATATTACTAAAGCTATCAGAGCGTTAGAAGTTTCCATAACACGATCATGGCAAAGCACCTACGGCCACGACAAGCCGCTAATAGAAGGAATAGGAATACCAACAACACCAAGACAAAGATTCATAAAGGAATGACATACGAAGAAACCGGAGAAGTTTATATTGAAGATATGGGTGCTATAGTAAAGTACAGATATGAGACATACTCTGGAGATTACTTTAGGCCAGCATCAGAGAACCTACATATATTGTGGGTGAGATCAGCTCTTAGCTATGAGCTTATGGAGGATGAAACATTTAGAGATCATGATATCGAAAAGATTGAAGTGGCTATTATGGAGGACTTACGGTATGGAGATTGACACAGTAAGAAGGGACAATGTATTTAACTATCTGACAACGATAGGATACTCAGGGGATACTGTTGAACTGTTCATGAAGGAGTTGGAGAAGAACCCAAAGATCACCGTTATACGGATGAGACGAGGCAACCCATCTGGGATTGATGGTATAGTACCATTGAACGACAACCTTGAGGATTGCTTATATCATTTACACGGAGTTCTAATTGAGTTCGCAAAGATTGTATGATAACCATATTCAAAAACTTTCAAGAGGTTGACAAGCCGTTTGTCATACCTATCAGCGGAGCTATAGATAGGATCAAGAACGGTAAGTCCAGATCCTTAGTGGAGATGATCCGCACCAGACCGGATGCGGCGGATACGCTCAAGATGAAACTTCCCTGCGTTCTATTTGCGGGTGAGTTCAGTAAGCGTAATAGTAAATCCCTTATCAAGCATTCAGGATTCATGGTTCTGGACTTTGATGATGTCAAGGATCCTAACTCCTATAGGGACAACCTAAAGCAATACCCATTCATCTATGCCGCTTGGATCAGCCCATCAGGGACTGGCGTAAAAGCTATATGTAAGATTAAGTATACGGATAAACACCGAGATCACTTCTCGTACCTTATCAACAACGTCTTCACCGATCTGGATAGGTCAGGTATAAACGTAGATAGGATTTGTTTTGAGTCATACGACCCAGATGTGTGGG